TGAGGCGGCTGGTGGAGAGGTTATAGCAAGAGGAGGTTAGGGTTATGGACGAAAGACCGATAGGCCAGATGCACATAACGGTGGACGAACTACGCGCCGAGAACGCGCGGCTGCGGGAGGCGTTGGGGGCTTTGGTGGCAGCAGTAGACGGTCTAGTGATCCTGCACAACAAGAACGACATAGGCGAGGTTGTGGGCGTCATGGGCATAGACGAGTTTGAGACAGCGCTGAATGAAGCACAAGCACTGCTGGCCTTTGAGGGAGGCTCGGAGGAGACAGAGGAGGAGGCCAACCATGAAGGGTGAAGTGACAATACGCGACAATCCGCCATGCGGTGACTGCGGCAAGCCTGTTTATGATTACTACAGGCGTTGGCAGGACACCGAGGCAGGGCGGGTATACTTCCACGACAGTGAAGGCACATGTGTGGAGAACTTGAAAGCCGAGCGCGACCGACTAAAGAATGAGCTTGAAGCCGTCAATATGACCCAGGCATACAACGACGCAGAGGGTGAAGAGCACTTTGACTACTTCGTCAAGCAAGAAACTGAGGAGTTACGAGCCGAGCGCGACGAACTGAGGGCGTCCATGCGCGCTGCCGGTGAACTGGTAAGCGCGGCCCAGGAGTACCGAATTGCGTACGAGGCCACGCTGCCTGAGTACCAGCCGGAGTACGCGGCTTACAACCTCAGCGTAATGACGCACGCCGCCAGCCGGTTGCTTGAGGTGGCGCGCAGCGTAGCAGGCCCTGAGAGTGAGGACGCGCTGTAAGGCTTTGTGTGGGCTTACAGGTACTGACACACGTCCTCCACCCGTTGCGTGCCTTAGCGTGGCGCACAAGCGGTCTCTGAGGGCATTGTGGCAGGGCAGGGAGAACGTGTTGCGAGTGGTGGTATGAGGAGGAGAGGGCAATGGACGTATTTGACAAGGCCCTGACGCTGTTATGTGAACCGTATGTCATGCAGATGCGTCAACGAGCTACAGAGCAGTGGGGCCGCGAACCGGACTACGTGAGGGTGGAATATGACGGGTTGGACTACACAGGCTACGCCATGATCTACCCGTACCCACGTTTGCGAGTGCGGATCGTAGTGGGCTATGACAACAGGCGGGAGAGTGCAGGTATAGACACCGCGCCCTGAGTGTGTTATTGTTGGCGTAGGGAGTGAGGGCATACGAACATGGGCGACATAAAGGGCGCAGATGCGTCAACTGAGGTCAACCAATGGCACGACAAGCAACGCAGATTCCAGGAATGGTTGGCCTTGTCGTCGTTTGACCGTGTGCCTCTCAGCCAGCAGGCACTAGCCGCCGAACTGCATGTGCGCGAAGAGACACTTTGCAGGTGGAAGAAGTTCCCAGGCTTTATGGCAGAAGTCCACAAGCTTATAACCGCTAGCCTGGGTGACGTGTACCACGACGTGATGCACTCGTTCAAGCAAGAGGCGACGAAGGGCAGTTACCAGCACCAGCGCACCTACTTCGAGATGTTGAACGTGTACACGCCTACTCAGCAAGTGCAGGGCGACATACGAATTACCGTCGCCTACGAGGATGCCAGTGTCAGCAGCGACAGCACCGACTAGAGAATACACCGTCACCCTCAGAAGGCCACACCAATACCAGCGCGCCTTTATTGACAGCCCATGCCCACGCAAAGTCATACGCGCTGGGAGAAGATCCGGTAAGACAACAGGCATAGCCATATACGCCGTTCAACGCTTCCTGGCAGGTAAGCGCGTCCTTTATGCCACACCCACCGAGGATCAGATTCAGGCCTTTTGGTTCGAGGTGAAGCGCGCGCTGTACGAACCCATTGAGGCGGGCGTGTACGTCAAGAATGAGACAATGCACTCCATTGAGTTACGTGGGACGAAGCAAAGGATCAGGGCCAAAACAGCATACAACAGCGACACTTTGAGGGGAGACAGTGCCGACGAACTCATATTTGACGAGTGGCAGCTTATGAACGAGGGCGCATGGTCCGAAGTAGGCGCGCCTATGCTACTCGACAACAACGGCAACGCCGTCTTTATTTACACGCCGCCTTCTCTGCACTCCCGTTCCGTGTCCAAAGCAGACGATCCGCGCCACGCCGCCAAACTGTACAAGCGCGCGCAAGAGGACACAACCGGCAGGTGGGAGACGTTCCACTTCAAGAGTATGGACAACCCGCACATCTCACGTGCTGCCCTTGCGGAGATAGCGCAGGACATGACTGCCGCCTCTTACCGCATGGAAATAGAGGCAGAGGACATAGACGAGGCTCCTGGCGCGTTGTGGAAGCGTGAGGACATTGAGAAGGCGCGCGTACTTCGTGCGCCTGACCTTGCAAGGGTGGTGGTGGCTATAGACCCATCCGCCACCTCAACGGGAGACGAGGCGGGCATTGTCGTAGCAGGCAGCATAGGCCAGGAGGCGTATGTGTTAGACGACCTCTCACTGCAAGCAAGCCCTGACGGATGGGCGCGCCAGGCCGTCACCGCGTACCACCGCTACAAGGCGGACAGGATAGTAGCCGAGAGTAACAACGGCGGCGAGATGATAGAACAGGTGATCAGGCAAATTGACGCCAGTGTTAGAGTGAAGTTGGTACACGCCTCACGCGGTAAGGCGACGCGCGCCGAGCCTGTAGCGGCAGTGTACGAACAGGGCAGGGCGCACCACGTCGGCACATTCCCACGCCTTGAGGATGAGTGCTGCCTGTGGACGCCTGGCGACAACTCGCCTAACAGGATGGATGCGCTGGTATGGGCACTCACCGAGTTAGTAGTGAACGCCAAAAGGACAGGGCAGGTACTATGATGCAACAAAAGAAGCCGAACATCATTGAGAGGTTCCTGTACGGTCCCGCCGGCAGGGCTGCGGTAGACGCGGGCGAACTCAAGGGCTTATTCCCTTTTGATGCCACCTACCGCGCCAACCAGCACTCATGGAACGCGCCCTCGCCCAACGGCTACGGCATCTATTACGGCGGGCATATTGACTACGCCGTCGAGACAGCCGACCTGGTGGACAACAGCGCGGTAATGGCGTGCTTTTTGTGGATCATGCGGACGTTCCCTGAGGCGCGCATACGTGTTATGAAGCGGCAGAGGACAGGTAAGCCCGTCGAGGTGGACGCGCACCCACTCACCCGTTTGTGGCAAAGGCCTAACCCGTTTTACTCAGGCAGGCTGATGATGCAACCAGGCACCATCTCCTTCAACTGGCGAGGCGACTGCTACTTCCGCAAAATACGCAATGGCGCAAAGCAAGTCATCGAGTTGTACTACGAACCTCACTGGACTTGTAGGCCTGTGCGCGCCTCGGCAAAAGAGTTCATCTCGTACTACCAACTCTACCGAGACAACAGGTGGGAGGACGTGCCAAGAGAGGACATCATTCACATACGCTATGGCCTCGACCCTGAGAACCCGATGCATGGCCTCTCACCTCTTGCCGCAGCCCTCAGAGAGGTTTATACAGACAACGCTGCCGCCCGCTATTCGTCGGCTATGATGCGTAACCTCGGCGTGCCCGGCATGATCGTAACACCCAAGAATCCCGATGACGACCTCGGCGATCCAGGCAACCCAAACAGCCTGCCCAGACTGAAGGCAGAACTGAAGCAATTGACAACAGGCGACAACCGAGGCGATCCACTGCTGTACTCCATCCCACTCGACATTACGTTCCCGCAGATTGACCCTGCCAAGATGGACACAAGAGACAACCGCAAAATAACGGAGGAACGCATAAGCGGCCTATTGGGTGTGCCCGCCATAGTAGCGGGACTGGGTGCAGGCCTGGACCGTTCCACCTTCGCTAACATGGCAGAGGCCAGGGAGATGGCATACGAGTCCAACATCATACCCACTCAAGCGCTATGGGCGGACGAACTGAACACGCAACTCTTGAACGAGTTAGGCGACCCTGACACCGAGTACGTGGACTGGGACTATTCGGGCGTGCGCGTCCTACAGGACGATGAGAACAAGAAGGCCATGAAGTACGCGACGCTGTACAACGCAGGCCTCATCAAGAGAGGCGAGGCGCGCGCTGACCTGGGCTATGACGTGCTGCCTGAGGATGACATGTTCAAGGTGGCCTCTAACGTAGCCGCAGCCCTCGTGCAATCGGGCGATGAGGACGGCACACTCAACACGCCACAGGACGCATCCACAGCCACCACAGACGAAGGCAAAGCCCTGAATGGCAATGGACACCACACGTCCGTTGTGTGGGCCTCTGAGAGTAAGGCAGGCAGGAAGCAAACAAGGGCGCAGATTGAGGCGGCTATCCAGAGGGAGACTGAGGACGAGATAGCGCGGGTGTACGGTGAGGCGGCAGGGAAGGTGTAGGAGGCAGGGATGAGGACAACGCCGAAGATACTATCAGAGGTTGAGATCGAGGGCGTAAAATACTTTGTGGTGCGTGTTGATCGCGTAGGTGATAGTATTGATTTGCGCCTATCAGATGCCAAGCACTACCTCATGAGTCACCACATCTACGCGCAATTAGACGACAATGGCGAACCGATGACTATAGCGCAAATAGAGATGCGCGTGAGCAAGAAGTAGCCGCATGACACGCGCCCAGGACATCACGAACCGCGTAGACATAAAGGGCCACGCCTCGCGCCTCGCCCGCGTGCTGACACCGCGCTACCTCGACCTCTTAGAACTCGGCTGGGATGCGGAGATAGCAGGCGCGTTCGACGTAAAGAATCCCGCAGTACGCGCGCTCACCCGCACGCTGGCTACCCGCGTAGTAGGCATGGCGGACACCACGAAGGACGACATACGGGGCGTGTTGGAGAGGGCCTTCGATGCCGACAAGATACCGGGTACAGACGTGATAGCGCGGCAGCTGCGGGAGGCGGGCGTTACGTCCTCGCGTTCGCGTTCTGAGATGATAAGCCGAACTGAGACGGCAACCGCCTTCAACCAGGGCGCGCTCCTGTCATACACGGAGGCGGGCGTCGAGAAGGTGGAGTGCCTTGACAGTGACAACGACCCTGAGTGCGAAGAGAGGAACGGCAAGGTATTCACGGTGGAGGAGGCGCAGGAGATTGAACCTCACCCAAATTGTGTGTTAGCCTGGGCACCAATTGTGTCGTAAGGAGGCTGATATGGATGATGAAGAGCCTGTTGATCAGGATACGGCGGTACTCAAGTTTGCGTTCGCTTTGTTGGAGTTTGAACGTTCCTGGCACTACGACACAAAGGCACAAGAGGACAAAGCCAAAATGTCTGAACAAGCAAGGCTAGCCGCAGACTTGATGATACAAGGGGGTAAGCAGGCGGCAATAGCCATGCTAGGGGCTAGGATCGCAGCGCGCGAAAAGCAAGCCGAAGGGGAGCGCAAGCGATGAGCGATGGACGCATTACAGAACTGCTTGCCACAAAGTACGAAGGGCAAACTATGTCAGAGTGGTATACCACCAGCGTGTTTGCTAGTATGGCGGGTATTTTATGCGCTTTTGATGATGCAATACAAAAAATAGGAGAGGCGGTTGACATGTGCGACCATGACCACGCCGACTGTGACTGTGAGGACTGTAGAGCCGATAGGCAAGGGAGGGCACGGTGATAATTCCAACAATCGTATTACTCATAGCCCTGGCCATCGTTGCCGTAATCGCCATTGTGAACACGGGTAAGCTCGGCGAGTGGTGTACCCGCGTGATCGAGGTCGGTTGGAAGGCGTTATTGATCGCTGTGCTACTGCTGGCGCTGTTAGGGCAGAGCGTAAGGGTGGGAGGGTAGGCTTGTCCGCGACCGCCACCGAACAAACCATCAGGTGTGACAATGTGGTGTGGGACCGTTCCCGCAAGGAACACGTCAGGTGCAACGCCATCGTAGCCCGCCAGGTGGAAGGCGCGAAGGAACACGGCACAATAGAGGTCGTCTGTAGAAGGTGCGGCGCGCGTCACTGGCTACCGAAGGGATGAGTATGGCTGAGGAGATAGAACGTGACGAGCTGGGCGACGGGTGGACGTGGTACATCTTCCACGAACAGACGCGAAGGATGTACTCTGCCAACGTGTACTACCACACAGGCAACACGCAAACAGGCGTCACCTACTTTGGCCCTCTCTGCGCCACCATAGAGGAAGTGCAGAACTTGAAGCGCGCAGTCATCCGCAAGGCAAGAGAGGCGTTCGTACCAGGACAGTTCGTGGTAGTGGACGACAGGCAGGTAATACGCGGGTAGGTACTAGACATCTCTTACAGCGTGTGCTAATATGTGCATAAGCACAAACACATGCAACACGAACATAACCGAATAACCAGCGCGTCATAGCACGCCCTTAGCGTCCATAGCGACCAACCTTCACAGGTATGGTCGCTTCTTTTATTTCCCGCGCAAGGGGTGGACGCATGACAAGAGAAATAAAGTTCCTGAGTTTGGGCGAGTTCAAGGCGATTGACGAGGGGCCGGGCGGCTTCCGCGCTTATGCGACCGTCTTTCGCGAGTTGGACGACGTAGGCGACATTATCCTGCCCGGTGCCTATAAGAACACCATCCCCCAGTTCCTGAAGAGGGGATTCATAGCGAAGGGGCACGACTGGAACACCCGTATAGGCATCCCCCGGAAAGCGGGAGAGGACGATACCGGCTTCTGGATCGAGGCGTCGTACCACCAGACCGCAGCTGCGCAGGAAGAGCGCACCATCACCAATGAGCGCAAGAGCGCCGGGATGGAAGTGCCCGTATCCATCGGGTACGAGGTCGCAAGCGCGCCCATATTCGTGAACCCGCAGGACTACCAATCGGAGCTACCGAAGTACGTCCGCGAGGATCTCCTGAGTGAGACGCTGGTGAAAGCGCAGCGCTTCCCACAGGTGCGCGTCCTGCCCGAAGTGCATTTATTCGAGGTTTCTTTGGTGGCCGTGCCCGCCCTTCAGTCGGCGACGGTCACTACCTCCAAAGCCGGCCCGCTTGCAGGGCAGACGTTGGAGGAACACTCCCATTCGGTGCTTGCAGCCGTCACGGAGTATGCGGCAAGGGAAGCCGATTTGTCCGCCCTGCGGACGAAGGAAGGCAGGCCCATATCAGAGGCGCGCCGGCAGCGTATAGCCGCCGTGCTTGATGCGTTGGATGGCCTCGACGACATCAAGACGGAGCTGCGAAAGCTGCTGGACGAGACAGCGCCCCCACCCAAAACCGAGACGGACGAACTAGAGAAAGCCCTCGCTGCTTTGCAGCGGGAGCATTACGCGCGCCAGCCGCGACTGCGGGCGCTGCGAACAAGCACAAGGAGCTAACACAATGGCTATCAAAAGAGCCAACAACTATCAGGAGGCTATCCGCCTTATGAACGAGGCGGATGAAGTCTACGGCAAGCAGTTTGAGGAGTTCGGCGTGGCCCCCACCAGGGAGCAGCTCGACACCCTGAAGACGATGGACGCCGAGGTCAAGGAATACGAGAAGCAGGCCCTCGACTTCAAAGAGGGCGACGACCTCCGCCAGCAGCGCGAAGTGCGCCGCACCCAGTACAACACGCCCGTTGACAACGTGGGGCACGGTAACGGCAACCGCCCCAACCAGCAGGAAGCCCCCCAGTCCCTCGGCCACACCTTCACCGAGAACCCCGCCGTCAAGTCCTACCTGGACCAGTTTGCTGGCAGGCACGTCCCGAACGGCATGGGCATCAACACCCCGCGCGTAGACCTGAACACAGGCATCAAGGGCCTGCACCAGAAGGCCCTCATCACCGGCCTCTCCGATACCTCCGCAGGCGCGATGATCCGCACGTCCTACATGCCGGACGTAGCCCTTCCCTACAGGGAACTGTCCATCAGGGACGTTATCACGGTCGGGCAGGTGAACTCTGACGCTATCGAGTACGCCCGCGCTACCTCTTACACCAACGCAGCCGCCACAGTAGCAGAGGCCACAGCCACAGCCGGCGATACGGGCGCGAAGCCTGAGAGCGACATGGTGTTCGCGAAGGTGACGGCCACCGTCCGCACGATCGCACACTGGCTCGCCATCTCCAACCAGGCCCTCAGTGACGCTGGGCAGATCAGAACCTACGTCAACAACTTCCTGGTGTACGGCCTCGAAGAGGAGTTGGAAGACCAGATCATGACCGAGCTTGCCGCCCTCTCCGGCATTTCCACGCAAGCCTACGCCACCGACCTCCTCACGACGACCCGCAAGGCCATCACAACCGCGAAGCTGGCGCACGCCCGCATCAACGGCTGGCTGTTCGCCCTGGCAGACTGGGAAACCATTGACCTGACCGAAGACAACGAGGCGAAATACTACTTCGGTGGGCCAATGGTCCTCGGCACTCCCCGCTTGTGGGGCTATCCCGTTATCCCCTCCGAGGCCGTACCCACAGGCTTCGCCTACGTGGGCGACCTCCGCACCATCGTCCTGTGGGAGCGCGAGCAGGCCAGTATCAGCATGACGAACAGCCACAGCGACTTCTTCATCCGCAACCTGGTGGCGATCCTCGCTGAGATGCGTATCGCGCTGGGCTTCCTGCGCCCCGCCGCCATCGTCAAGACGGACCTCACCGCCTAATAGGGAGGGCTAAAGAAAATGGCTTACAAGAACCCAACAGCAGGCGCGGCCCGCGAAGACCTGAACGCAGGCGAGGTGACATTCGCCACGACTGAACTGAACGACCTGGCCGCCGCTATCCCCACCAGCGCAGTAGCCGACCTGGACGCATACGTAGCAGGAACGACCACCACAGCCGTACCAGGCTCGTTCGCGGATGAGGCGGCGGTACAGACCTACCTCGTCACGCTGCGCGCTGAGATAGAGGCGCGCCTCGACGCGATAGATGCGCAGACCGCGCTGGAAGTGACCGAAATCAATGCTTTACTTGCCGTGCTGAGAACGGCGGGCATAGTAACGCCGTAAGGAGACACAAGAAAATGCCTTTAGCTTCAAGATACTTAGTGACGGTAGAGGCGCACACCGCAGCCGATACCCTCCTGGCCTCAGAGACGGGAACCTGCCATACGAACACGGGCGCGAGCGGCACTATCGCCATCACCCTGCCCGCCGCCGTTGTCGGCCTCCACTTCTACTTCGCAATCGGCGCGGCGCAGATCCTCCAGATCGAGCCTGCGTCGGGAGAGACGATCTCTCTGCCCTCTTCGGGCGTGCCCGAATCCGCCAACGACTACATCGCGGCGGACGCTGTAGGTGAGACCGTGCATCTCATGTGCTGCAAGGCCGCTAACTGGAACGTCATGGGCTACACCGGCACATGGTCGGGGCAGTAGAAATAGACAACTGACGCTCCCTCCTGGTGACGCGGGCCTGTGAGAACCCGCGTCACCAGGAGGGCACGAAGGGAGACGCACGAAATGGCGAATGAATACTACTCCGCAGATGGCGTGTTCCTCAACTCTAAAGGCGAGGTCGTATACGGTAACGACCCTGACAAGAAGATGCAGATCGTAGCCGCCGGCGGCAGCATCCCCCTGGAAGTAGCCATACGCTACGGCATCATCAAGGATGCTACACCCGCCGCGCCCGCCGCCGAACCTGTAGAGACTGAGGTGGTAGAGGACATCGAAGCGCCCCAGGAGGTGAAGGCCACAGCGCCCCAGGCTAACAAGGCGCTGGTAGTCCCACCTCAGAACAAGGGCGGCGGAAAGAAGTAACCAACGATGGCAACTGACTACGCCACAGTAGCCGAACTCTTACCGCGAGTAGGCATCCAGACGACGGATACCTACGTGTCAGCGCGCTTGCAAATGGCGCTTGACGCGGCGGCGCGCCTGTTCGATCAGGAGACGCGCCGCTTCGTGGTAGAAGGCACAGAGGCGTACTCGGCAACGGCGGCGGTGACGCGCTACTTTGACGACATCACCAATACGGACACCATAGAGATCCACGACTTACTCACCAGTACCACGCCCATAGTCATACGCGGTAGCACTACCATATTAGCCGCCAACTACAAGCTTCTACCCTTGAACAGAGGTAATGGCCCTGCCACCTCAATACAGTTCGGCAGAGGCCAGTACCCGACGTATGACCAGGAAGATCACTACTACTTCTCAGAACACAATAACCTCATCCTGCCCGGCGCACTCGCCATAACCGGCATCTGGGGCTACTGTTCCTCAGCCAATAGGCCAGCCGCCATAAAGAACGCTGTGCTTGACTGGGCAGCAATCATGTACAAAACGGGCCAGGTAAACATGTCCGAAGTCTTACAGATGATCACCGTGTCAGGGCCAACGGGCCTCATGGCGGCTAACGTGGTAAGCACCGTAAAGACGTTCAAGCGCGGGCCATACGGAGGCTTCGTCTAATGGCAAAGCGCAGAGGCCTCTCAATGGACCTCAAGGGCGGCAGGCCTCTCACCGGCCCTGCCATGCTAGGCGTGCTAGGTCCTGGCCTCATGCGCGCAGGCCTGTCACTACAGGCAAGCATACAGCGCGCTACACCCGTCCGCACAGGCACGCTCAGGCGTTCGTGGGCAACCACGCAGCCACAGGAGGCAGGGGCGCGCGTCATCGTGTATGTGGGCACGTCCATCGTATACGCCCGCTACCAGAACACCAGAACGCGCAATAAGGGCTACATAGAGCGCGGGCTAAAAGAGGGTAGGGACGCGGCAATAAAGGCGTTCAAGTCCGCCATCAACGCGGGCGCGCTGTGGGAATCAGGAAGCAAGTAAGTGAGCATAGTTTCCACCATAGCCGCTATACAAACCTCGGTTGCGTCCATAACGGGCGTTGTGAACACGAAGGTAGGGATGCCTAACGAGATGGAGCTAGGTTCGTACTCAGAGGACTACTACCCACTCTTCGTCCTTACAGGGCCGCACGGCTTCCACTGGACACGCGCGGGCATGGGCGTCTCAGGAGTAGGCTTCGACGAATACGATGTGCGCCTGACGTTCGTGCTGGGCAGTAAGAACACAAGCGCCGACTTAGCCATAGCCCGCGCCCTCCCAATAGTGGACAGGGTACGCGCTAAGTTCGCGCCCGACTGGAAGCTAGGTAACACGATCTTCAACTCGGACATCATGCCCACGCCCGCCGACAACCTTGACACCTTCCGCGAGTTAGGGCAACCGCCCGTTGTTCAGTGGGTACTACACGTACAGGACGAACGCGCCGCCAATGCGACTGCGGCCTAAGAGGTACACGAATGCCTGACAAGAAAGACGAGCCGAGAATATACCGCGTCCTCTGCTGGGATGCCTGCATACCCGATCACCCTTGCGGCCTGGAATACGACGGTATGCGTTATGAGACGGATGCGCTTATCGCGTTGCCGCCCTCAGTAGCCAAAAGGCACATAGAGAAGGGCCGTCTCGCGCTGGAGAAGGACAAGTCACGCGCGCATGGCGGCATACCACTGGCTGACGTTGTATACGTCGTGGTGGTAGATGAGGGCGCACAGGGCAGCACAGACGCGCCTATAGAGGGTGAGGAGGCCGCACAGTGACGAAGTACCACGGCAAAGACACTGTAGTATTCGCGGGCGGCTATGACATAACCACTTACTGCAACGAGGCCAGCATAAGCGTCTCAGCAGAGACGGCGGACGTGTCCACCTTTGGCGACTCGTGGATAGAGCGCATAGCGGGTATGAAGGACGGTTCGCTTGACCTCTCAGGTATATGGGAAGCGGGCACAGGCAGCATTGACGAGCGCATGAGCGCGTACCTGGGCCTGGACGGTGTGCAGTGGACGGTGGGTTATGGCGGTACTACCATAGGCAACTCCGCTAAGGTGCTTGTGGGTATAGCCACCTCTTATGAGCCTGCCGCGTCCATAGGCGATGCGGTGTCATGGTCCGCAACGGTAGACGCCAACGGCGGTATCTACGCGGGTGTGTTCCTGCACGAGAAGGCCTCAGCAGCAGCAGCCGCCAACTTCACAGTCGTCAATAACGGCGCGGCTAGTAGCGCAGGCCTTGTAGCGAACCAGCACACCACAGCAGTAACAGGCACGCCTAACGCGGTATGGAAAATACAGGAGAGTTCGGATAACGCAGGCGATGCCTACGCCGATGTGATTACCTTTACGGGCATCACCGGAATAGGCTCGGAACAAAAGACTACAACGGCGGCTGTTGAGCAGTACCTGCGCGCCCGCCTCAACGCGATAGACGGCGCGACGGCTGTAACCACCACGATAGCGGTAGCACGCAAGTAAAGGGAGGACAAGAGAGTGACGAAGTACCACGGAAAAGACGGCTATTTTTCTTATGCGGCGACGGTGTTAAGCGCGTACCTGACAGAGATTACGCTTACCGTCAACGGCGAGACGGCGGACGTTACGACGATGGGCGACTCGTGGATGGAACGCTTACCGGGCCTGAAGGACTGGTCGGTTGACGTATCGGGCATCTGGGAAGCGGGCGCGTCCACACCTGACACCATCCTGTTCCCGCTAATCAATACCTCCAACACCGCCATCTTCAAGGCGAATAGCGCGTCGGTAGGCCCTACCAACCCGACCTTTACGGGCGCGGCTATTCTCACCTCTTACGAGGTGCCCGCCTCCATCGGTGATGCTGTACAGTTCTCGGCTTCCTTCGAGGGCAACGGCGCGCTAACCAGGGCGGAGGCATAAGGAGTAGACATGCCAACCAAGACCGCAGCCCACAAAATAAACGAGGAACTACACTCAGAGAACGGCAACGGGCAAAGCCTGATAGACCGCCTCCGCGAAAAGTCACGCTTACGCACCGAGGTGGTACACGTTGAACGGTGGGAAATGGATGTCACCATCCGCGAATTGTCCGCCAAAGAGATACAGGGCGTGCAGGACGCGGCCCGCAAGACCGAGGGCGGTGAAATAGACTTCGATCGCGCCGCCAAATACGCTATCGCCCGTTCCTGCATAGATCCCACCTTCACGATAGAGGATATAGAACTTCTTTCGGGTGATGACATGTCCACCCAGCCCCTACGCCAGTTGGGAGGGGCGGTAATGCGCCTCAACAAGATGGGGGAGGACGGTGTGAAGCAAGCGCAGAAATCCTTTCCTGATACCGAAGGGTGATAACTCTGAGGCGTTCGAGTATGACCACGCCAAGCTGCTTGTCTACGAGTACGCGGAGGCGTTCACCATAGAACCTCGCGTAGTAAAGCAAGAGGTGGCATACGCCGAACTGGTGGACTGGCACGCATCACGAGTAGTGCGTGCCGCACGTGACAGACAGGCGGCACGACACCAGAAAAAGCACTAAGGGCGCGCACCAGTCGCGCCCTTTTTGGAGAAACGAAAGATGCCAATCTTCGGCGGCGGCTCACCTGAATTGCAAATACCCGTCACGATGGACGCGGGCGATGCGATTGACGAGTCTACCAAACTCAGAAAGAAGATAGACGACGTAGGCGACGCCGCCAAGCG